CCATAGGAGGGGCCATGGGCTGTCCGAAGGAGTCGTCGTAGAGAAGATACGCAATCAAGAGCACTAAGGCGATTGCAATGAGGACTTCCATTACTCTTTGTCCGAGGCTTTGTTTGGAGCGGGCATCCGAAACAGCAGGTTGCGGAAGGCGTTGATAACATCATCGGGGATGCGTTCGTCCATCGGCAAATTCATGAGACAGGCGTAATGAAAATACAGGCAGTACATCCCGCACTCCGAGTCCTTGTACTGGTGGCGTGTCTTGTTGAACGTGAGCTTCATGGGGTTCTTGTGCTTGCCCGTGGCATTCCACTGCTCGGCCCAGCGCTTCATCAGCGTCTTGACCTCCTTCTCGGGCTGATTCGCATACGAGTCGAAGTAGGTGACCCGGGGATACTCGAGTTCGGGGCGCACATCGCAGAAGAGCGCAACCCAGTGCTGCCCCGGTCCATCGTGCGGGTCCGTGTTGATGACGATACCGATGCGTTCCTTGCCCTTCTCGACGAGCGTGGGCAATTTCAAGCTGCAGAGCGTGGACACGAGGCATTTGCGGGTCTCGTCCTGAAGGTCAAAGTCGATGGGAACCGAGCCCATGTAGGCATAATCTGCAAAGACGTCGACATAGTTCTTCTCCACTGCGTCGATGTCATCGCTCGAGAGCCACTCCTCTCGGTTGAGCATCCATTCCTTCGGGGCCTTGGGACGACGGAGCAGACTGCTGACGATGCACTCGGCTCGCCCCGTCTTGCACTTGGCTCCCAAGCGCTGCTGGAGCTCGTTCCACACCTCTTCGGCCGGCTTCTCGCAGTCAATGGGGCTCTCCCGGGGGTGCTCCCGGTTGTAGACCTCACAGAGGCGTTTGATTTCCTGCTCGTCAAAGACCGACATATCCCTTGTTCAAAACGGACACATTGTTCTCGTGCAGAGGAGCACACCACGGATGGATACTCTACGCCCTACACTTGAGCAGTACCTCTCGGTCTCCAAGCGTCTCACCGAGCTAAACTCTCGCACCAATGAACTTCGGGACCAGCGGAGGACCCTGGAGCTCGACCTTACGGCGGCGTACGCCGAGGCCCAGCGGAGGGAACCGCTCCCGGACAAGATTGAATTGAAGGCATCCCAGCTGGTCTTCCAGGTGAAGAAGCCGGGAGAGTGGAAGAAAGGGTGGACCCTTTCGAAGAAGCAACTGCACGATTACCTCATGGAAATCCTCCCCGAGCACGGGGCAGATGTCATGAAAGAGATTGTGCGTCGCCATGAGCCGAAGCTCACCGCAACCGAGTACTCGTTTGAACTGAAACCGTTGGAGTAAGTCACTTCAAAGGAACGATAGGGGGGTTGCGGTTGTCGGGGGGTGGGTTCTCGAGAGCCGTCTGGAGGTCACGAAGGGTTGCTTGAAGGGTGTCTGCGAGGGCTCGGGCGTTTCGAACGTTCGAATCGGCCAGGAAGCCACTCTGGACTCGGAGAAGGCAAGGGACCATATGCTGCGTGGAGTGCAAGGCTTTTGTCACCAGGGTGTGAACATGCATCGATTTTACCATCAATGGATATGACTTTGGGACAAGAAAACTTTGTAAACTCTTCTACAAATGGCCCCCCTCGACGCAAACATCCTCGTCCCCGTGATTCTCTTCGTCATCCTTACTCCTGGAGTTCTCCTGGCCCTGCCTCCTGGCTCCGGCATCCTTGTCCAGAGTGTGACGCACGCCGTTGTGTTCGGCCTTGTCTACTGGGCTCTCCGCTCCTTCTTCCCTCAGTTCTATTAAAACGAACCTAGACATGCCAGACGAGAAGACCGTAATGGACGTCTACTCGCCCTACAACCCTGCGAATCGTTGGTTTACTGAGCGTGAGATTCATCAAATCCTCCACAAGCATGGATTGCCGCACTACAAAGTGCGCACTCCACGTGTGTTTCAGACAGCCATGGTCCACACCACGTATGTCAGACGCACTGACTATACGACACCCGATGGACGACCGGCCCAGCTGGCTCCGTGTCCCCAGGGTGTCATGCCCCTTCAGGACGAGTCCTACGAGTGCCTCGAGTTCGAGGGAGACTCGGTGCTCGGCTGTTGTGTGGCCACGTACCTCCGCAAGAAGTATCCGGAACGCAAACAGGGATTCCTCACGGATGCTCGCAAAGCTCTGGTGAACAATGAATGCATCGGCAAACTCTCGAAGCAGATTGGACTGGACCGATTCTATGTGATTAGCCGGCACAACGAAGAGTCTCCGGCCATCGCAGGCCGGGCCAACCTGAAGAAGCTGGGCGACATCTTCGAAGCCTTCCTGGGGGCGCTCTGGACCGACTGTGGACAGCGGTTTCAGATTGTCTACACGTTCGTGACCACTGTTCTCGAGGCCTATCTGGACATCGAGGACATTGTCTCGGAACCAACGAATTACAAGGACTTGTTTCAGAAGTACTGCCAGCGGGAACTCAAGTGCACGCCGGCATATGTGATGCTCTCGAATGACCCGAAGAAGGGTGAGATTCGTGTGGCCGTCTGCGATGCGGACGGGAAGCAGTTGGCCTATGGGCATGGGACGACTCGAAAGAAGGCGGAGCAGATGGCGGCCCTAGGAGCGCTTACCGCCGCCGGGTGCTCGACTTGCGCCTAGACTTGCGACGAGAGGCGCCCTTCTTCTTCGCTTCCTCCCCCTTCGCCCACTCGGAATTAATAGGAATTACCACTGTATCAAGCGCTGCTTTGTCGTTGGTATCAACTTCATCGATTTTCCTTAATTGTTCAAGAGTTAGACCGGGCACCATGTTATCTACAAACGGCTGGTCCTTGTATGCCTGTTTCAGTTTAGCACGCACTTTGACCTTGAGGGCGTTCTTCTCTATGGTGTCCTTCGCAAGCGGATTCTCATTGGAAAACTTATCGTTCTTTGGCGGCGGAGGCGTAGGCGGCGTGCTACTAACCAGCCGGAATCCGGCCTTCCGCATGCGACGACGAGTTCGGCCGCCAAACATTCCCGGACCCTCTGATTGTTTATAGAGTGGCTTGAGGTCGTTTGCGGTTTTTTCGAACCGTTGGGCGAGGATGCGCAGAGGTGCGTCTTCGCATTTGAACGTCGGACCGGTCGCAGAGCCTGGGTTCTTTAAATAAGCTCGAAGCTTTTCCAGAAACTCCGCCGTGACTTCATGGGTTGCCAATGCCTCGCTCGGGCCGAAGAGACCCTGCTGTAGTCTCTTACCAACCGAAGCGGACGTTCGCTTCTCATTAAGGTGCTTGAGAATGGCGTCGATTCCCGACTCCGTGACGTTGGTCTTGTTAACCTGAATCGCCTGGGAGCCACGCGCAAGATAACATCCCGGGGGGGTTTGGTCTGAATACGACTTCATGAATCGTATAAGCTCTGTCGCAAGAGCCTGGGATGTTTGAACTGCTGCCTTGAGTTCGTTGGCGTTCAGAGTTGTTTGTGTCACTTCTCCACCACGACGACGAGTCCGATGGCCACGTTTGTGTGTCATCCTTGTAGGGTTGCTAGAAAAACCCTACCGGCGCCGGGTGCTGGACTTGCGCCTGGGCCTGCGACGCCTGGACTTCATGCCGGCCTTTCGCACTTGCTTTGAACCAAACGATACACGGCTGGAATCGCTAAAGTCGGTTGGCTTTGACTTATAGAAATCCGTGGGACGTACTTCCTCCGAAGGGGGTACAACCGCCGTGGTTATAGGAGGTGGGGGAGGAACCGGTCCTTTTAGAGACTCGACGACCTTTGCTGCGATGTCCACTTCCTCTTTCTTTGCCTCCTGTAGTGCTTTCTCTGGCTCGGGGATGGCGACTGCTGCCGCCAGCGCACTGGAGCGGAGGTCTGCTTTCTTTTTCTCATCATTCTGTACGTTCTCTTTCGCTTTTGCTATGTCTGCATCGGCCTTTGCCTTCGATTTCTCGTACACTTCTTTCTGTTTGGTCTTGTCCATCGCATCATATGCTGCCAGTGTCTTCTGTGTGGTTTCAAGGTAGTCAGCTTTCCACTTTCGAATGCCTGCCTTCGTCGTGTCTCCTGGGAATCCGACACTTTGGCCCACTGCGGCGAACAAGACAGACCCCACAACAGCCGAGCCCGCAAGGGTTAGGAGCCCACTCAGGATTGCAATCGGCAGTCCAATCACGGGAATTGCGGCGAGCGTGGTAAGCACGGCTGCAGCAACAACAGCTGTAGGGGTTCCGAGAATATTGACTGTCTGAACCACAGCCTTTGCCGTATTTCGAAAGGGGGCCCATGCTCCTTTCTCTGACAACGTAATCGAAACAAGTGCATTGTCGAGAATTCCCTTCTTGATTTCGGGAAGTACGTTCGGATAGGCACTGGTATCGGTCAGCAGTTCACCGAGTTTCTTCCGAGTCCCCAAACCGCCCTGCATAGAGCTACGACGACGAGTTCGATGGCCACGTTTGTGCGTCATCTTTGTCTTTGCTCCCGACTTTTTACGAGCACGTACCCCACCCTCCGCCTCGGAACTTCTTCTGCGTAATCAGCCTTCCCTTGCGATAGCGCTTCATCGTACGACCCCGGGTCTGGAGCACAGACTTGGTGCAGATGGCAATGGCGGCCGATTCTTTGGTTGACCCTTTGCGGGCCCGAACCGTCGACCGGACGGATTTGACGCACCGGTTGAACGTGTTCCCGAGCTTGCGGGACTTGCGTCGAGCGCTTCCCTTGATAATATATGGGTTTGCAGGAATCTCACACCCGTGGTCTTGCAAATACTTTTGGATGTTTCTTCCTTCGAAGCTCGGTCTCCCTGTTATAGGACTTATTTCGGTTATCCATTTTTCAGCATATTTTTTACAGTTCTCTTGATGTGTCCATTCATCATATTGAGCAACCTTCTCTCTTGACATCAGGAACGGTCGAGCGGCCTCAATCTTCTTCAGAAGAGCCTTGAACTTTGATGGCTTTGTCGTAAGAACACCATCTTTACGCAGGGTATCTAGGTATTTGATGGCCTCTGACGAATCGATTCCCGTATCCGCCACTACTGTGGCTGCACGATTTTTCTCCATCTTCCGAGTTCCAATGGCATTTATGAAGTCTTCGATTGTCGGCTTTAGCCTCTCACGGTCTTTCCGCATATCAAATGATTGCGACGACTCAAGCGCTGAGAAAGTCTTGACGTCGGCTGGGCCTAGGTTGTTCACGAATTTACTAAGTTTTGTTACAAACTCCTCAACCTGTCCCGAATTTACCCCGGTACTCATTTACTCTACCCCGCACAAAACCTTGCGGAGGAGGGAGAATTTATCCCTCCGAAGTATAAAGACAAATGGGAGGTGGTCTTCTTCAGCTCGTCGCCTACGGCGCTCAGGATGCCTACATCACTGGCAATCCCCACATTACGTTCTGGAAGGTGCTGTACAAGCGCCACACCAACTTCGCCATCGAGGCCTTCCGTGTGAACTTCACGGGTGCCCCCACCTATGGCCAGCGTGTCGTTGCCGTCGTCAACCGCAATGCAGACCTCGTCTGGAAGACCTACGTGGAGGTGACTCTCCCCGACATGGTCACGGGTCCCAACCCCGATATCACCTGGACGTCTGGTGCCCAGCGCCGCCTCGGGTACCTCCTTCTCCAGAAGATTGAGGTCGAGATTGGTGGGCAGGTCATCGACACCCACTACGGTGAGTGGCTCTATCTCTGGGAGTGTCTCACTGCGGACTTCAGCACGGCCTACAAGCTCGACTCCATGGTCGGCGGGGCTCTCGGTGGCACGTCCACTGCCGCAACCTCATGCCTGGGCCGCCCCAACGTGCTCTACGTGCCTCTCCAGTTCTGGTTCAACCGCAACCCGGGTCTTGCGCTGCCCCTCATTGCCCTTCAGTACCACGAGGTTCGCTTCAACATCACCCTTGCGGATGCGACCGACCTCGTGTCCAAGGGCAACTACTCTGCAGGCATCAATGCGGCCGCCTCTGCCCTCCCCGCCCTCAAGGACATGGCGCTCTACATTGACTACGTCTACCTCGACGTCGAGGAGCGCCGTCGCTTCGCCCAGGAGAGCCACGAGTACCTCATCGACCAGCTCCAGTACACGGGCCAGCAGCAGATTACCACGTCCTCGGCCCGCCTGGACCTGACGCTCAACCACCCCGTCAAGGAGCTCGTCTGGGTCTTCCAGGATGCCCGCTACTCGGACTGCGCCTATGTGGGCCAGGTCACGGACCCGAACACGGGCGCCGCCTCGGATTACACCATGCCGTTCACCTACAACGACATCGTGAACCGCTGCCGCCTCCAGATTAACGGCCAGGACCGCTTCGATGAGCGCTACGGCGACTACTTCTGGAAGGTCCAGCCCTACCAGCACCACACGGGCAGCGGCGTGAACACCAACTTCGGTGTCCAGAGCCAGCTTACGAGCAGCGGCTCCAATCCCGAG